GGGACTGGATGCCTCTCTAGTATATACCCTTACCTAAGATGTGGTTTGGCGATGGAGAATGGGGATTGGAAAAGTGAGTGGCGACCCGAGGACTTCAGGTCGCCGATGTTTGCGTTTGGCTAACAAACAAAGAAGGAAGATTCATCAGTAGCAGAATCCTGCTTCGCTGTCAACTCACCTGAGTCTGCTCCGGCCAGTGTCAGACTATGTATATACCCCAACCTCTGGTATGGGTTTCGCGATGGAGAATGGAAATTGAGCCACGGACAACTGACCATCACCTGCCTCTCCTGAGCTGCAGACTGGAAACCAGCAGGAGCTGCCTGGTAACCCTGATCCGGGGATGGGTATAGGGATGGAGAATGGGGATTGGCCTTGCTAATGGAGACTGATGGAGATTCCGTCAGGACACCAACAACCCAGTATGTGCATCAGGAGATCCCAGCTCTGGGACCTGGACCGGGTGTCGATGCTGCACAGTGATGGTTTCTCGTCAATGGAGGTTGGATCACGGACAATGGACCCTGAGAATAATTTGGTAGTCTTCGAGAGAGGGTCTCTCGCAAGTACAAAAACTGGACAACCAATAGCATAATGTCGATTTATCCACGCTATTTGATGTGGTGAGAACAGTATTTTGTTATTTTTTATTACCTTTAGCTCTAGCCAAAACGGACGTTTATAAAAGCCAAATAAATCAGGGATTCCAAGCCCAGATGTGGCTTCAATTCTTGTCCACACAATAGGTTTAGTATTACGCTTTAGCTGATTCCAAAGATTCCGTTCTTCTGCCATGCTTTATTATCCAGCAACGCTCCTCTTCTAGGTCAACCATTAGTAATTGAACATTCAATTTCTTCTGTAATGGAGTCAAAATTCTGTTAATCCTTCGACCCTTTTTCTTTCCTTTTGCATACTTCAATGACGTCTTCACGTCGTACAATTGTACTTTCCCTTTCTTATCAATTGCCACAAGATCAACACAACCTGTATCATGTATCGTCTTGAATACTAAGTTCCCCTGCTTCAGCAGGTATGTCATCGCTAGGCTCTCCGACAAGTGCCCCTTCAGATGTGTCCTGGTCAATAACTTCATATTCGCCAGGAATGGATAATTTTTTTCTAAGTTCAATTAACTTCTCCTCCACCTCATTGACAGACATCTGATCAATCGTTCCATGCATAATCTCTTTTCTGTCAATATATAGACCAGCCACCATACCTCGGTATTTCTCGGCAGCAATAGCCCCTGTATAATTACCAGCAGCCTCTGCGTTATCTCGCAGTTCTGCTAGCTTTTGTATGTGGTTCTTGTAAGTAATTGAATATCTTCTATTCAATTCTGCACGTCGTCGTTCTAATTCTTTGACAACGTGAGGGTAGTAGTTAGGGTTTTGCAGTTTACTAGCCATGACTACAGCGATACCTTCTGAGTATCCAGCGTCTATAGCACACTGTTTTGCACTCTGAATTGTGCCCTTTTCAATGAAAATATTGACAAATTCTGCCTGTTTTGGCGTCAATTCATGTGTTTTTTGTGGTTTTTTAGGCATGTTTTTTCTCTAATTTTAGAGCTTCATGTTTAAAAAAGCTATATTTTTCAACAAACTCTGTTCCCTTGTTACCTCGTCTTTTTTTCTGAGGGAACAACATGTTTAACAGAAAAAGCATTGATATATATATATTTTTACTACTTGTTACCTCTGTAACCCGATTTATGAAAATTTTTACAAGTTTAGATTTAATTTCTGTAGAATAATATATATAGTGAAACAGATGAGATTGGTTAGGATTGATTGGATTGATACAATAGAACATCAAACTGGTTGGTATGAACAAGAGGATATCAAAGATCTTGACAACCCACCTCTAGTCTGGAGCTGGGGTTTAATTTTACAAGAAAAGAGTGATTCAATAACATTGGTTGCAGATTGGATACCTGAGTCTAAAACATTTGGTCGGGGGACCACGGTCCCTAAAGGAATGATCAAGAAAATTACGGATATAGCCGTGATAGACATGCCTACAGACTAGCAACTCCTCCATTGGACATCTGCATAAATTCACCAAACGGCATACCACTAGCTTGTTCATAAGCTTTCTGATACGGCACACCACTACTTAATAAATCATAGTAAATTCTTTTTTGTGCATCGGGCAATGCATTCACTAACCCTGTAATATCTCCAGGATTGAAAAAACTCGGCGTGCCCTCTTTCGGCACCATACTTTTCACTTTATCAAACAGTCCTGTTAAAAGACCCATGACAGGTGTTCCTTTGTCCGCGATCCCTTGTCCAATCGCAGCAATACCCTTACCCATATCAGAAAAGACCTGACTCATCGTCGGGCCATACTTATTAGCCATCTCCATTTGTTGATCAGCCAAGGTCTTCGACACATACTGTCCAAATGTAGGACTCGCTGTATTCGTATCAAAGACTGGCGTGGTTCCCATAAAGACATCAACTAACTGACCTGTAACAGGATCAACTTGTTTTAAATTACCAACAACTCGACCTGAATCTTTCAAACCTTGTTTAAATTTTTCGTTCTCTACAAACTGTGTATATCGGTTATCTAAGCGATCTTTACTAATCGACGTATCACCATCAAAGAACATTTCTCTGGTAGCTCTACGTTTCGCGGGGAGTTCACTATTATCCGAACCTAAACCAGACAAAAAACTAGGACGGGGAGCAGAATATCCTGGTCTGTTGGTACCGGTCGGTGGAGTAGGATTGGATGGATATCCAGGTCTATTTATATTTTTCGGTGTTACAGTCTTACTTTTCCCGCCAAAAAATCTTTTTACGGGAACGTTCGACGCAACGAATTCGGTCATCATAACCATGATTATTTCCTAGCGATACCGTATCCTCTTAGTGCAAGTCTTCCAGCTTTCTTTGGCTTTGGCTTAGGCTTACTTCTTTTTACCTTACCACCATCTTTCTTGCTGTTCTCTTTCGCAATTCTCATAATTCTATCTTCGTATTTCTTTTCTCCAAACTTTCTTCTTCTCATTGGCGGTGTTCCAGGGGTAAATTTCATAATGTCTTTTAGAAACTTACTAACACCTGCTGGGCCCATAACACCCGATGTGTTTTGCAATTGACTCATGATGTCATCAACATCTAATCTACCGTCCATCTTGACTGCTCTTGCCTTTTCCAAAAGATTTTTGAGCATTCCTGATGTTAATTTATCACTGCCCTCTACTTTTGCGAACATTGCTTCTAGTTCGGCTTTTTGTTTGCTTTTAGCATCTGCATCTGATGCTTTAGTTTGATCTGATTTTGTTTTTGGTTCGTCTGCCATAATCTGCTCCTTGGTTCGTGGTTTGTAGTCTTTGTACTACTAGGAACATAACAAAAATAAATGTCAAGAGCAAAGATATATTGACTTTTAAAATCGAAGTTTGATAGGGTGGTCGGTACGCACTA